ATTTTCTAGATTGTTATTTTCTAAATTATTATTTTCTAAATTATTATTTTCTAAATTATTATTTTCTAGATTGTTATTTTCTAGATTGTTATTTATAAGATTATTATTTTGTTCAGAAGTAATTTGTCTATTTATATAATGATTTAATATATTAATAAATTGATTAGCTAAGTATTGTTCGTGTATTTGTTGTGTTTGTGTTTGTTGTGTTTGTGTTTGTTGTGTTGTGTATGTTTGTTGTGTTGTGTATGTTTGTTGTGTTGTGTGTGTTTGTTGTATTATTTGATTTATTTGTTCAATAGTCATATTAATACCAAAAGATTCATAAAATTGTTTTAAAATATTTGGAATATTTTCAATTGACATTCCTCTTTTAATTAATTCATAATTAAGTTCACAAATAATATCACTTTCGTTATCAAACTCATCTTGAAATAAAATTCTTAATGCAAATAATTCATCAAATTCTGTATTTGAACTCATTATTAATAAGATATATATATATTAAATTATAGATTCAATTTTTTTAAATAAATATATTTAAAAAAGAGTTTCTTTATATAGTAAATGGATGATATAACTTTTAACATACATGCAATTGAAAAATCCTTAGAAATTAATTATTTATCTAATTTAATTAAAGCTTGTGAAAAATATGGATTAAAAAAAAAATATATATTAGAAGAAAAATTAATAAAATTATCAGAAGATTCAGAAACTAAAACTTCAATAATTAAAAATACAAGTAATTTAAATAATACAGAATCACCTACATCTGCACAATATACTGATAATTATTTATATTTAAAACCTTGGGTAAAATTAACGGCAATTCACAAAATTATAAAAATAAAAGAATATATTAATATGTTATTAATTAATGATGAAAAAGATAAAAATGAATTAAAAGAAAAATTAATAGATATGGTAAAAAATAAAATTATTACTAAAAAAGATAGTATTTTATATGATTCAACTAAAGGTAAAATAATTAGTATTCCAAATTTACAATTTATAAATGGAAAGTATATTATTTAATAAAAATTGATTAAAAAAGAAACTATATAATTAATATTATTATTAATGACAAAAGATACAATTAATAATATATTTGATGATACTAAAAAATATTTAGAAACACAACAAAAAAAATCTTGGTCTGAAACAGAATATTATAGTCTTTTAAATAAGTGTTATAGAACGTATAAAGAAACTTATCCTGAATTAACATTATCATTAATGAATGAAGTTTTTACAATATTAATTAAAAATAAAAAAGAATTTATTGAAATATTAGATACTGATAAATGTTATTTTCCAAATCATCTTGAATTATATTCTCAAGTTAAAATTCCTAAAGAATTTAAAAAATTAGAAGAACATTTTCAAAAATTAAAAGCACTTCCACAACCAGAACAAAGATCTAAAGAATGGTTTGAATATCGTCATAACCGTATTACTGCTTCAGATACTGCTTCAGCAATTGATGAAAATCCATATGAGCCCGTTGAATCTTTCATTCTTAAAAAATGTGATCCAGATCATCAATTTTTAGATAATGCAAATGTATATCACGGAAAAAAATTTGAATTAATTGCAACAAAAATTTATGAACATATTTACAATGTTCAAGTAGTTGAATTTGGTGCATTACCTTCGGAAACACAACCATTTTTAGGAGCATCACCAGATGGTATTTGTTCTGCAAAAACACTTGATAATAAATTTTCAAATAAATTAGGTACTATGTTAGAAATTAAATGTGTTGCTCCAAACGGAAGAACAATAGAAACATCAGGAAGAATTCCAGGTCATATTTGTCCATATTATTATTATTTACAAGTTCAACAACAATTAGAATGTTGTGAATTACAAACATGTGACTTTTGGCAATGTAAATTAATTGAATATAAAACACGCGAAGATTATTTAATAGATAATTGTCAAAATACTAAACATCAAATTGGTGTAAATGGACAAAGTATAAACATAGATGATAAAATTAAAAAAGGAGTTTTACTTCAATTCTTTCCAAAAATATGGGAACCCCAATTTGAAGAAGATAATATTGAATGGAAAAGTAAATTTATCTATCCTCCGAGATTAGATATGACTTCTCAACAATATGATGAATGGATTGTTAAAACAATGTCTGAATTAAATAATAAATATCCAGATATTATTAAAGATTATTCATTCAATAAAGTTATTTATTGGAAATTAGAACAATCGCATAATCAACCAATAGAAAGAGATAAAAAATTATTTGCATCTATTTTACCAATTTTAAAACAAACTTGGGAAAAAGTTAAATATTATCGCGAACATTTAGATGAATTACCAAAATTAAAACAAATTATTGAAAAAAGAAAAAAATATATTAAAACTGATACAGAATTTAAAATTGATAATGATTTAATTAAAAATAAAGTATTATTTTTAGATAATTTTGAACAATCTATTACTAAAAAAGAAGTTGTTTCTAAAAATCTAAAAAATCATGTAGAATGTAATTTTGTTGATGATGATGATGATAAACTTACTAAACAATTAAATAAATCAAAAAGTCAAATAAAAAAAATAAAAACACCAATAAAAAAAGAAGAATCTGATAAAGAAGATGATGGTGAATATATAAAATTACCTAAAATTAATTTTTTAAATAAAACACAATTTAAAAAAGATGATATTGAATGTGATTTTATAGATTAATATTATGTAATTTACAATTAGTTCTTCCACAAATTTCTCCTTTTCTTAATCCAGATTTAAGAATAGTTTCACATAAATATTGATTTGGTTTAATAACTGTTATAGTTTCTTTATTTAATTTATGATAACAACAATTAGTTCTACCACAATATTCTCCTTTACGACTACCTGTTGTAAGCAAAATTTTACAATATTTTGGAATAATTTTTGTTGGTTTAATTGATACTATTTTTTGACAATATGGACATTTTAGTTTATTAGTTTTTTTATTTAAACATTTACTATGATAATAATGATTACATGATAAAATTAATTCGTCATTTTCGATAGGTAAATGACAAATTAAACACTTTTCTTTTGATGATTGATCCATTTTTTCTATTATTTTATATAAAGAATCAAAATCATAATTCATATATTATATATAAAAAATTGATATTTAAATAGATTCTTTAATTATGATATAATTAATGAATAACCAAATATTTCAAGAATCTGAAAAAAAAATTATAACTATGACAAATTCAGATAATGATGAACATAAAAGAAATAGTGACTATGAACAAGAAAACAGTGACAATGAACAAGAAGAAAGTAACAATAAACAAGAAGAAAGTAACAATGAACAAGAAGAAAGTGACAATGAACAAGAAGAAAGTGACAATGAACAGGAAGAATATAGTTATGATGAACAACAAGAAGAAAGTGACAATGAACAGGAAGAATATAGTTATGATGAACAAGAAGAAAGTGATGATAAACATCAAGAAGAAAGTGATGATGAACAACAAGAATATGAAGATGAATTAAACTATAAAAAACAAATGCTTAAATCTTTTTCTAAGTATTTAGAAGTTGTTATTAAATCTATTGATGATAAAAAACATAATAAAAAAATAATTAATGAATTATATTATATAGTTGATATATATTATAAAAATAATAAAGATTCAGAAATTGTTAAATATTTTAATACTAATCAAGTAAAATTAAAAAAAAAAGAAAATAATATTTTTGAATCTTTTATTAATAAAACTATAGATATTAATAAAAGATTAATTAAAGAATCGGATATTAGTAATTCAATATTATATCTTAATAATTTTATAACTAATTCAATATTTTTTTAATTAATTAGAAAAATTCAATATTTTTTTAATTAGAAAAATTCAATATATTTTTAGATTTACAATTAAGATATATTTATATTCTAAAATTTTTTTATATTTCTCATATTTATAAGAAAAACTATTAAATATTAAATTATTAAACATAATATAAAATTAAATAGATTATAATTTTTTTAATTCGAATAAGCAGTGCCAGCCATACCGGACATAACTCTTAATACATTGTAATTGACAGTGTAAATATTTAAGTTATCATCACCATTAGCAGTTACAGTGTCATTAGTTAAAGAAACATTAAGAGTAGCATTGTCAATGCGCGAGAAATTGCAGGTGCCACTGGGTTGATGTTCTTCGGGTTTGAGGGCAAAACTGTAGACGTTGATGCCATCAGCAGGGGTGTTGCTGAAGTGTTGGAAAGGTTGGACATAGTTAAAGTAGTTGCCATCTCTGCTTTGGAATCTATCATGACCGTTAAGTTGTAATTTGCCACTGGTTATTGGGTTAGTAGTGCAATCAACCCATCTGCCGTAGTTAAAGTGATCGGTAACAAATACACCATGGAGACCTAAGAAAGTGGGATCAGCTCCCCAAGTGTCTAATTGAGTAGTAGTTACAGTCATATCTTCAGCAGTTACTTCATTTCTTAATATAACTACATTAGCTGGAATAGCAGCTACAGTGCCAGAAGAATCAGCAAAAACTAATTGAGCATCAATTTTGCTTAAAATAGCAGTAAGTTTGGCATCAAGACCACTAACAG